GGGTAAAGTCCGGCGAGAGTGTCAGTAAACGATTAAAACGCGCTGCGTCGATTACAGGGTGTTTACGGTTACGAATCAATAACACGGCGAAAATAGTCTAAACCGGTATTTTCCATGGCTTCCACATCCTGCTCGGTCAGGTGCAGAAAAGGACGTGCGGGCATCTTGATGGTATAGGCACCCACCGCCGCCGTTTGCACAAAATTGGACTTTGACTTTTTGACGAACCGGTTGCCGACTTCACCATTTTTATGCTGCCTGAAGTGCATATCCTGCTGACGGGCCTTACGTTTGATTTCACCACCGAACTGGTGAATAGCCGCGTAAGCCACATTGCTGCCGACGCTGGCGCTGTCATTATCGCTTTCCGAGACGATGCTCGCCGCCAGTCGTCCCGACAACTGTAGAATCTGACCACCGGCGCGTTTCTTCGCATACGCCGGACTCCATCCCATCCAGTCGGGCCGCCCCTGATTTTTAAAGTTCTCTTCAACCGCATCACTCATCGCTGCCGCGAGTTCACGCATCAATGGCCCCCGGTGCTCAAGCTTGCTGATAAGCTCACCCAGGGAACGCTCAAAATCAGTCACATTGAACTTGATACCGATACTGCCAGCCATCAGAGACTCCCTGCCAGCACCGAGAGGTTAGCCAGCTCATTGCGTTGAACCTCAGACAGCACCGCGCCTTTGTGCATCAGCTTGACCGCCAGACCAGTATCACCAGCGTTGAGCGGAACAGTCACGCCATAGTCATTTTTTCCCTGGCGAATGATGTAGACCAGTTGCTCATCATCGAGCAATGTCGCCACCGGACGTTGCAACAGTTCCGGCAACTCCGCCCATAGCGGCCCTGGCGCATCCAGTACCGCATTATCAAACGCCGTTAAAGTCACAGAGCCAGGCGCTTGCCCGCGCATCTCCAGTTTGGTGAGGGTCTCGGGTTCAATAGCACCAAGATGACGCAATGAGCCTTTGGGTTTTGGCTGGAGTGACACCTGATTTACCCAGCGTTTAACATCGGTTTTAACGGCATTTAACAGCGTGTTATCGCTCAGGGTTTCTTTGACGGCGAGGGATGCCAGGCGCGGAGACGCCACCGCAGATTTATCCATTAACCGTTGCCCCAGTGCGGACAAATTACCCTGGCCCGGATTGTGACCAAATCCCGCATCCGGTGTATACAGTTCGCCATTGATACGAAAAGCCTGAACTGAGCGCGTATCATTTGGCCCCCATGCCTGTTGTACGGTCTCAATTCTGTCCTGGCTGGATTGCACTGTGATGCTGTAGCGGTTGATATCCGCCTGAGAACGCGCCCGAACGCGGCAGCGGCAATGCCAACCATCCGGCGGATACATAAACTGCCAGACCGGATCATCATAACGGGCGGTAAAGCCATTTAACGGGGCATGTTTAGGGCGGGTTAGCCTGTCCATCACCGCGATCCGCTCCCAGTAGGGACGAAACTCGGCGTTGGCGAGCTGCTCTTCATAGCGGCCCGCGTTATAGGCTGACTGCATATTGGTCTGGAAGATGGTTTTCAGTCGGCGCGGGGTGAGCTGCTTACCTTCAAGAACGCCATCCGCATCGGCCACCAGTCCTTTCCCCATCCAGCCTTTTTGCTCCAGCACCGGGATAAGTTGCTTTTTGAACTGCTCAAAGGTGGTGCCGTTACGCAGGCTGTCATTCAGGCTATGGCGAACATCTTCCAATACATCTTGCTTCAATATCCCTGCCACGGTGAACGCCGTGGCATGGGCATGGGCTTCAACGTCATGCCAATTAAAACCGATGGTGTAGCCCTTCGACTCAAAATAGCGAATAGCCTCTTCTGGCTTGAGCGTCATCGCCTGGGCCAGATTGACATCAGCTTTCGGCATTGAGATGCCCCCAGATATCAGCGACAAATATGGCCTGGGCCAGCAGCTGCTTGAGATGATTGTCATCCAGCGCCGGATAACTGGCCGCGATGATATTGATAGCTTCGTCAGGCGATTGCCCCTGACTTAGCGCAGCAACCAGCGGTGTTATGAGTTTCTCCATAGCCTGATTGATGGCTTCAGGCACTGTTTGTGCCTCATCAAGAACCACCTGCGCAGGGTCATCACTCTCCGGGTTCGCGCTCAATGCCGCAAAAGATTTAAACAGTTGGGGGTTGGATGCCAAAGACAAACTGGCTGACATAGGCGCGGGTTCTGGCGCGGTCAACACATCTTCGCCTTGTTGCGGCACCGGGATACCGAGCTTCTTATGTATCCACGAGGTCGGAATAGTCTTTACCCCGGCGCTCACCAGGTTAGATACCCCCTCAGAGAAGACTTTAATATCCTCAATATCACGGACATCAAAGACCAGCTTAGGCTGGCGACGGGTGCTAACTTCTTTGCCATTGAGCTCCAATAACATCCGAATAAAGCCCCGGAAGAATCCCTCAAGTTGGCGGGCATCAGAGACCAGAATGTCATGGCGCACATCGTTATGGACATTGCCCAGGGCATTGGTTGAGGATTTGCCGTCAGCCTGACTGGTGAGGGTTGCGCCCAGGATAACTTTGGATTCGGTGCGTTCCGCCCAATCAATCATGGACTGGAACGGGTCAGACTGACCAACGGCCGCAGACTCAAACTCAATCGAACTGCCATCAGGAATGATACCCGCCGCATCATGGCCCAATGTCACTAGCGCATGAAGCAAAGAATCTTTTTCTTGTTCAGTGGCTCCTGGCATGTATTTACCAACACGCAGCGGCAAACCGTAAATCTCCAAGAATTCCGCCATATCCCGTAAGGCATAGTTCTTAAACAGATAGGGCCAGACGAGCACACGGTATAAACCAGACTGCGCAATGAAGCCGGGTTTCGCATTATGCGTATGCACCAGCCAGCCGAACGGCCAAAGTTCAGCGCCATTAAAGGTGCCATCATTGAGGCGAATTTCGTCGTTGGTCTCCGGGGTGGTACTGAACCAGCGATGGGGGCGCAACACCACTTTGGTGGGCAACCAGACATTTTCCTCCAGCTCCCAGGTCTCAATTTCCTGCGCGGCAAAACCATGACCGATAGCATCGGCGGCATTGAGAATGATATCTTCCATATCGGGGATGGATTTCAGCCAGGAAGAAACCACCACCGCCAGTTCTTTTTCGGCAGCAGTCGCATTTTCCGGTGGCTCAATGCTCCAGTCCAGTGTCAACAAGGCATTCTTGCGCTTGGCCATCTCCGAGAAAATATGCCCGTCACGCTCCAGCATATCCTCAAACAAATCCGCCTGCGCGGACAGGTCGCCCCGTTCTGCGGCCTCAAGGATATGGGGCAATTTGCGAATGCTCAGCCCCTTGGACGGGTGCATTGGCCACTGGCGGTTAAGCTGTGCGACACGTGAGGTCTGGGATTCTTTCAGTACTTCACGTTTAAGCGGGCGACCATACTGGTCAACGATTTGTCCCATACTACCAACCTCCCGAGCCGAACCGACTACCGCGATCATTATCTCGGCTACGCGGCACCGGCGTAAATTCAAAGTGACCCGCACCGGAAACAGCCAGCGCCCACAACATGTGCAGGGCGTCCGGGCCATCATCATGATCGGCTTTGGGGAAATGACGTAATTGTTCAATCAACGTGGTCTGGCTGGCGTGCAGGCGGATCAAGCCATTCACCATGTGCGGCTGCAATGATTCGATACGCAACAGTTTATCGGTGTGAGGAATAACGGCGCGGGCTGGCACCGGCACACCGGCAATGGCTGAACGCTTGATGAGCTCGGTGCGCAAGAACTCCTGAAACTGCACGGTTTCAATGCTCCACACCAGGCAGCGATAAACTTTCTGCAACTCGATAATGTCCGAGATTATTTTATCGGGCACCCGTTTGCGGATGGCGGCCTCGACCACATCCAGAATGCCGGTGTGACGGTTAAAGCCACCGACCAATAAGGCGGAAGGGTCACGGCTGGCACCCTGCTTACCCAGGCTGGGGTCACAAGCCCCGAAGAAAACCCACTCGGCCAGCCGATTAACCCAAAAGTGGAACACCCCTTCACCGGCAAAAATCGCATCTTCACCACTGACCGGATCATTCTGATATTCTGCGTCAAAGGTGGCATGACCATCACGTGCACGAATGAGCATCAAGGCGAGGATAGGACGGGCTGACCAGGACACAATGGCCCCTTCGTCCATCTCTGCGCGGTGTTGCTGGTAGTAGGCATTGGCCAGTATCTCGCCATCCTGTCCGTTGTTGCGCAGGATCTCTTCCCATTTGTCCCACAGCGACATGTTATCTGGCCAACGTATCAGGGCTTTAAAGCGGGCGACGCGCCACAGCGGATTTTTGAGGGTGCGGGAAAGGACAGAATCATAGTGCAGGATAGTCCCGATGTAGATAACATCGAGCTTACCACCCGCCGTTCCCAGCGGTAACACGGTCTTCTTCAGCCAGTTCTCCAGCTTCTCGCGTTGCTCCGGGCTGCGGACTTGCTCGTCATTCTCGATATCATCCAGCACCACCAGGTCAGGGCGATATGGCCCATGACGCAAACCACGCAGTTTCTTACCGGAACCGGCCACCTGAACTTTAATATCGTTACGGGTCAGGATTGTCCCCATTTGCCACACACGACCCGCGCCACAGACATCAGGGAAGTCCATCAACAGACGCGGGTTGTACACCAGTTCGGCCTTGATGGCTTCCAGCATCGGATAAGCCTGGTCAATGGAGTCCATTACGATGACCGGGTAATGCTTGATGCCACAGATGATTGTCCACAAAACAAAAAGCTGACTGACCAGAGTGGATTTGGCTTCGCCACGCGGGGCGGCAATGGCATCGTTCTCGCCTTTGGGACTGGCGACAATTTCCGGCAGGCGACTGAACAGATATTTATGCAGTTCGCTCTTATCTTTATGGCGCACATAATGCGGGAAATAGTTCTCGATAAAGAACTCATAGCCCGTCACCGGGTCTTTTACCTGCTGGTGACGCTCAGCAATAGCCGCCGCTGAGGGGTCAAAACCTACATCCTCAGCCTCAATGGTTCTGCGCAAACTGGCGGCGAGGTCTGCCAGTTCGCTGGCAAAGTCACGCGCGGTGAATTTCTTCGCCATAGGGCTATTCCAGCGCCTTATTAATTTCGTTAATCAGACGGTCACGGGCTTGATAGGTCAATTCGCCATAACCCGCATCCGCGTGATGCTTCCCTGTCGATGTCGTCACAACAATGTTGCCATTGCAGTTAACTTCTACGCCGAGAATATCGCTGGCCATAACACTGTAATTACTGGTCAACTGGATTAATTTATCAGCCATAATGAGCTCTCTTAAAAAACATTCAGTTAAAAGGAATATCTGATGCCAACAAAACGATTTGAACTGCTGGAAGCGCTTTGCGAACAGGAGTTGGCTCGTCCGTTGCAATCGTGCTCTCCCAGTGAAATCAGTGCTAAAGACACACTGGAATATCTCTGGCCACTTAATGACCGCTTCCGCCCACGCCTGCATCAGATAAAAACAGTTCGCTATCGTAAACAGTACGAGCGTGCCGCAGACCAGGCGATTAAAGACTTTGTCCTTAAAGGAGCTGAATGGGATGAGCTCCCCTTAGTTGTATGGCGTGTATTATTAGAACGTCATCAGCAAGCTAGTCTTGTCTGCATCGCCAATATCATGGCCAATAATCTCCCGTTAATGCATGTTCCCGAGGAACTCACCGCACTGGCTAGAACAAAGTTTTCAGTCGTTTTTTTGTGCTATGCAATGAAGCTCCCGTATAAATTGACTGATGAATCAGCGCTAGACATCGATTCACCTTTTGAGCATTTATCTGGGAAGCTACACTGAATGCGTTCTTTGGGGGGTTAGTTAATAACGCCCGATAGTCATACTTATCCATAGTGCTTCTCCACTTCATCGCCAAAGGGTTCTAAGATTTCAACGAACGCCGCTAAATGCTGGGGATGCTTCTCAGAAATAAAGATGCTGAGTTTCTGGAGAACATCCAGCGCAATGGCCAGTTGACTGGTTTCCGGCAGTATCTTCTTGCTGGCAGATATCGCCTTGTTAAAGGCATCAGCCAGACTGGCCAGTAATTCGACCCGCTGTTGTGCCGGGATGTCTGAATTACAGTTGAGCTGTTCCAGCGTGGTCTGGTACTGTGTGACCAACCCGGTAAGAACTGCCCGGCCAATATCCTCCAATCCGCCACCGGCAATGACGTGAGCCGCCCGCAACTTATCCCAATCGTCCCCGTTGTCCTGCGCCTCTTTTTTCCAGCGGCGAGCAGTCACAAATGACACCGCCGCTTGTGCGGCAGCGATTTCCAGCGACATCTGGCCGAAAATATACGACCTACGCAGTCTGTCCCGTGTTTCCTGCGGATGCGCCATCGTTACAGCCCCAGACGGGCTTTAATAAGCACGATAGCCGTCGCAATAAGGCCACCGGACAAACCACCGGCAATGGCTCCGGCCACAGCACCACGGCGGGTGGCTTCGACCTGAATTGCCGTCATATTGGTTTCTATCCGATCAAGTTTTAAATTGATGTCAGCTAATATCTCCAAGTCCTGCCCTGGAATAAAAAGCTGGTCTAATTGGGTGCTGATTTTATTTAGCGCATTAACTTCACTGTTGACGGCATTAACACGTCGACTCCGGCGTTTTTGGCGTGGTTTCATTTGTCTGCCTTCCTATCTAATTTTCCGTCAATACGATCAATGGCAATTCTGACATCACGTAATGTCGCCATCATGAGGTCAAAGTTTGTTTTGGCATCTTCACGCCGCTGATAATCGGTTTTTATGGTTTCAACCGATTTTTCTAAATTAGAAATATCCTTTTGTAATTCCTTTACCCAAAGGCCAAAAACAGCGGAAACTATTCCCAATAAGATTTGGAACCCGAGATCTAATGTCACTTGGCACCGCCCGAATAATATTTATTGATTTGTATTAATTGCGTTTCTAATTGCTGGCACCATTTCCCGTAGTCTGCGGCGTGGGCGAGAATATCTTCTGGTGGTAGCCCGCTGTTGGCGGGCTGGGTTTCACGGGCAGTTGGTACAGAACCGCTGGCGGTGGGTTGCACTCGCTGATCACAATCGGCGTAGCCAAGGGCTGACTGGTAGACGCACAGGCTGTTAGGCCCAAGGCCAGTATAGGTAGCGCCATCTTTTTGAGTCGCATCATTGATTTGCCTCTTGAGTCTCTGGTTATCGCTATAAAGTGTGTCGATTTTGGCCTGCAACTCAGCAGACAGTTTATCGCCCAACTGTTGAGCGGTCTTCTGACGCTCCAGCGCGGCAGTCAGGGCGGCACTGGCGTCATTAGCGGCCCGAGTTTTTTCCTCCGACCAAGCGGTTTTAGCCTCGCTAAAAGCCAGCCGCTCATTAGAAAGCTGCTTGCCGTAAATCAATGCCGCCAGTGCAAACCCCGCAGCGACAGCAACAAGCATCGCTAATAAGGGTTGCCAGTAGGCTTTAAGGAGTTTCAGCATTATTGCCACTGGAGAGCTCCTTATCGCGTTTTAGCGCCTGGTATTTTGATATCTGGTTTTGAGTGACCCACGCGGCCAGATAAAGGCTGAACCAGGTATCACCGGACTGGCCAAAGATGGTGGCCCACAGCAACGCAAGAGAGGACACGATAAACGCCCCCACCAGGGTGGTATCTGATGTTGATAGCCGCCCAGACGAGGGGTTAGTGATTAATTCTTTGAGGGTTTTTAATATGCTCATAATTCCACCCGAGCTTGTACCCAGCCATATAAGAAAGTTTCATTAGCTGGGCGGCCTTCAGCCAATTCAAGGTAACGATGCCCCTGTGAACAATTAAGAGCTTTGAGCAAGACTATTTCGCCTTCTTTCCCTCTAGATTTTAGAAATGCAGATAACGCTACTATCGTTCGATTACCGATAACGCCGTCAGGAATTAGGTCTGGATAGAGTTTTCCGTTTTGATTAAAAGCAGAAAGCCAGCGCTGTAATAACTTATTTTGGAAGGCAGGCCCCATATTGACACCAGTATCGCAAAGCTCATTGGCAATAGTGATGGAGATATTTGCAATTTGGTCAAAGCGAGGGCCGTACCAATAATCTTGCTCTAAAATTTCACGGGCTTTATCTCGTGACAAATTACGCATATCACCGGTGTAACCATTAGCACGGGCAGTTTTCTGAGTCACACCCCAGCGGGTTGGGCCGCCAGCATCATCAGAATTATTAAC